TCCAGCACGGCGCGGTCCTCGCATATCTCCACAATCTGCGGGTCGTAGTCGGCCGTGCCTTGGCGCAACAGACTGTCCAGTATCTCGCGATGTATGCTCGCGTCGTAGTCGGTTATGTCTATGAAATTGCTCATGTTACATCATAAATGGGTTGTCCTTATTCATATCCTCATCGTTAAGCGCGATGGTGTAGGTAGGTTCCAGCTCGCCCGTCTTCTGATCCACCGTCGTCACCCCGCCCTCCGCGGCGTCGGGGCCGTCGGCAGGGTATGGCAGGGTGAGCTCGAAGAGCTTGAACTGGTTCATCAGCTCCTGCATGTGGGGGTTGTCCTTTTCTTCCTCATTGAACACCCACGTGCCAAGCCGGTCGAGCGGTTCGAGGTTAGCCTCTATGCGCGTAGCCTTGTCCGTCTTCTTGCGCGTGTCCTCGCGAATGAAGAGCTGCACCTTGCGCTTGGCGCACTCGTCGCGCAGCAAGGGCTTGAACACCTGCTGATAAAAAGGGTCTTGCAATTTGTTGTTCTCGATATACCAGTACACGTTGGTTTTTCCACCCACATACTTGTCCAGTTCGAAGTACCAGCCGATGAAGTTGGCGTTGGTCTCACGCGCAAGGAAGCCCTTTATCACGTAATAAACGCCCTTGTACTTTCCTACGAGCCACAAGGCCTTGGTGCTGCTCGCCTTCTTGCGGCTGTCCGAATAGGCGGGGTCGCCGTAGCCGATAAGGAAGCGGAACTTCTTCAATGGCGGCACCTTACCGAAAGGCAGGTTCTTGAATATCTTACCCTCAGCAACGGGGTTATTGAAATATTCGCCCTGCTGGGCGCGTACCGAAATCTTCGAGAGGCTTCGGTCTATCTGCTCCTCGGTATTCTTCTGCGGCCACGTGCTGCGCCCGTGCTTGTCGCGTATATTGACAATATCCCAGCTGTTGGCCAGCTTACCGGCGCGCGTTATGCAGCAGTCTTTGGCGATGACGTTTCCGCACCACAACACCAAGGTCGGCTCCGATATTGAACGCGTCGGGTAAAGTGCCCGCTCGGCCCACTGCCACTTCTTGTCAAGCGTGACGGGGTTTCGGCAATCTTCGTCTGTATCATAGTCGTCGAAGTACAGCACGTCTGGGCGGATGGCCTCGTTGCGCATTCCGCGCGGCGCGGAGCCTGCACCCAAGGCGATGAACTTCGCCCCGCATGCGCAAGCGAATTCCGTGTTGGTCCACGCGCCTATGGTTTCCTGTTTTCCGTAAAACTGTATCAGGCGTGGGTTTTTCTCAAAATTGGTCTTGTAAGGTGCGAGCAGGCGTTCGGCAGCATCGATGGTGGCCGCCGCCAAGGCCACGAATCGCTTACGTTTGGTTAGGGTGAGATACATCAGCACGAACATCACCACGGTGGACTTCGCCAACTCGCGGCTCCACGAGAGAACCTCGTACCACTCGTCATTGGCCACGATGCGCCGTATTGCCTTAATATGGAATGGGGCGAAATCGTACTTGGCGTAGACTGGAAAAAAATAGCGTATCCACTCTACGGGGTCGCGTTCCAACTCCTTACGCCGGCGGTCTATCTCGTATCGCGAGAGCCCCTCGTCCACCGGCACGTCCTTGGCCAACCCTTCGTGGAACCTGCGCCACAGCTCCAATGCCTGCTTGTCTGTCTGCCTGCCTTTCATCAGCGTGTGGTCTGGTCTTTAATGAATGCGTCGAATAGGTTGTTGAACTGCTTGGCCGCCTCGACGTCTAGCGGACGCAGCCACGAGAGGAAGCGCATGGCCACGGACACGCAGTCGCTCACGCCGATGTCGTTCTGGAGCTTGTTGATGGCTCCGGCCAGCTTGGCCAGCGCGTCAGCCTCGGCGGGCGTGGCGTAGCGTTGTCCCTCGTCACGCGCGGCGATGGCGTTGTTGACCTCTATTATCTGCCTGTTCCATTGGGCAATGATTTGCGCGGGAGTGATGGCGACGGACGCCTTCACATCCTCCCAGTTGCCCTCGCGTATCCACCGGCTGACGGTCTGGCGGGTGGAGCCAACCTTATCGGCGATCTCCTCTTGGGTGTAGTTCCCATCCAAAAATAGTGAGCGTGCAATGCTTTTCTTATCAATGTTTGTCTTTGCCATCCATTTCTAATTTTGTATGCAAATTTCCCCCTTTTTTCATTAATGGTGAAATTACAAATTAAGCATATACGCCTGAATTGCAATGATGTACATTCCGTATTACACCATATATTTACAATTTTTTAGGCTCGTTTTTTCAGTTTAATTTTGCCGAAAAATCAAAATACGGTGCAAAAGAAATTCTTCAACATAATTCCAGGTGACGGAGAGGTCGCCATACTGCTCTACGGTGATGTGGGCGACGGGCAGCGCGTGGACAGCGGCCGCGTGGTGGCTGAACTGATGGCCTTGCAGTCACAGTATTCCAAGATAGACGTGCGCATCAACAGCCGCGGCGGTGACGTATTCAGCGGCATCGCAATATATAATGCATTGCGCACGAGCAAGGCGGACATCACCGTCTATATCGACGGAGTGGCGGCGAGCATTGCGGGCATTATCGCGCTGTGCGGCAAGCCCCTGTACATGTCGCCATACGCAAAATTGATGCTGCACTCCGTGAGCGGCGGCACATGGGGCAACGCATCGGAACTGCGCCAGATGGCCGAGGTGATGGAAAATCTACAAGGCGATCTCGCCTCGATGATAGCCGGACGTTGCGGAATGAAGAAGGACGAGGTGTTGGCCAAGTACTTTGACGAGAAGGACCACTGGGTTTCTGCACAAGAGGCGTTGGAGATGAAACTCATCGACGGGATATATGATATGGACGACGAGGCGGTGAACGCTGGCTCGACCGATGAGATATACACGTATTTCAACAACAGGCTGCAAACGCAGCCACAAAACAAAGGAAATGAAATGGCATTACTAGAAACTTTGAAAACGGGCATTCCCTCCTTCGCCAACTTGGCTGACGAGAATGCCGTAGTGGCGCATGTCCGCGAATTGGAGAACAAGGCCGCCAAGGCCGATGCCCTGGCGCAAGCCGTGGAGGGCTACAAGAAGAAGCTGCAGGATGTGGAGGACAAAGAAATTGTCGCCATCATCGACAAGGCGATTGCCGAACGTCGCATCACCGCCGAGCAGAAGGAAGCCTTTATGGCATTGATGAAAACTGACCGCGCGAACACGGAGAAGTTGCTTGCGAGCATGAAGGCACGTCCCTTCCGCCGCATAGTAGACGAACTCCGGGATGAGACCGGTTCGCCTGCGAACTTGGCCGGCAAAAGCTGGGACGAACTGGACAAGGCCGGCAAGCTATCGGAGCTGCGCAATGCGGACTTCGAGACGTTCAAGGCCAAGTACAAGGAGAAGTTCGGCCTCGACTACAAGGAATAGGACGACATTATAACAATATTAAAACAGCAATAGAATGGCATTGAATATCAGTATCTGGCAGACTACGCTTGTCGAGAATTTTTATCCGGACAACAGTTTCGCCTCAAAATCGGTGGACGACTCCACATTCGTCCATGCGCATAAGGTAATCATCCCCAACGCCGGCGCGCCGTCGAAGGTTCAGAAGAACCGCACGGTGAAGCCCGCATCGGTGAACCAGCGAACCGACCACGACTTGGAATATGAGATTGACGAGCTAACCACCGATCCTATCTACATTCCGAATATCGACACGGTGGAGCTGTCGTACGACAAGCGCAGCTCGATAATCAGCAATGATCGCGAACAGCTGCGGAACGCTGCGGAAGAGAACATTTTGGAACGCTGGGGTCTTGGGGTTCCCTCAAAAAATGTGTTGTTCACTACGGGTACGACGGAGCGCGAAGCACACACTTCGGAGACCGCGACAGGCAAGCGCAAGTGTATCACCAAGGCTGACTTGCTGAAGATCATGACACGCATGGACGCGGACAACGTGCCAAAGGAGGGACGCCACATCCTGCTGGATGCGTACATGTACGCCGATTTGCTTGAAAATCTCTCGGAATCGGATAAGTGGATGTTCCAAAACTCAGCCGACGTGCAGCGCGGCATAGTCGGCAAGCTCTGGGGCTTGAACGTCATGACACGCAGCCAGGTTCTGCGCGTGAAGACCGACAAGAGCCTCTTGGGTTGGGACCAGGAAGCCGTTGCGGGAGAGATGGCCGCTGCGCT